TGTGCATCAACCCTATGTAGAACTGCTTGGACAGTGGGGTATGCTCATTATGTCGTTTTACTTTGGTGGTCGCACCCTTGAAAAGATTATGGACATGAAGTCGAAAGAGAAAGATGCAAAGTAACTTTGAGAAGTGCCTAGCTAAGATGCTTGCCCATGAGGGCGGCTACGTAAACCATCCACAAGACCCGGGTGGTATGACCAACCTCGGCGTGACTAAACGGGTTTGGGAAGAGTGGGTCGGACACGAGGTTGATGAGAAGCAGATGCGGGCGCTTACCCCCGAAACCGTTGCACCACTTTATAAGAGGAAATACTGGGATGCTATCCGAGCTGATGAGCTTGTGGCTGGTGTTGACTACTGTGTTTTTGACGTTGCTGTTAATTCAGGGCCAGGGCGCGCTGTTAAATTTTTGCAAAGCTGTGTCGGTGTTACTGCTGATGGCGGTTTTGGGCCTGCTACTATGGCTGCCGTAGAAAAAGCCGAGGAAGACCCAGCACGGCTTGTAGAACTGTATTGCGCTAAACGACTAGAGTTCTTACAATCACTTAAGACCTTCGAAACTTTCGGTAAAGGCTGGTCGAGGCGTGTTGCAGAAGTTAAAGACGAAGCACTTAAGATGTTAGGGTAAACCCGAATGCCATTACAGAAGCTCCAGTTTAAGCCTGGTGTTAACCGAGACCAAACTAACTACACCAACGAAGGCGGTTGGTACGAGTGCGACAAAATTCGCTTTCGTTCTGGCTATCCTCAGAAGATTGGTGGCTGGCTCCGTTACGGAACGTTTCTTGTAGCAGGTATCTGTCGGCAGGTATTTAATTGGATCACAACGGCTTCAGATAACTATCTGGCTATTGGTACGTCTAAAAAACTGTACATTGAAGCAGGTCAAATTCTTAATGACATTACCCCAATACGTCAGACTTTTACTAGTCCAACAACTAATAACTGCTTTACCACTGTTAATCTTTCTAAAACCGTCACTGTTGCAATTACATCCCATGGAGCCTTAGACGGAGACTATGTAACCTTTTCAGGGGCAACAGCGGTCGGCGGGATTACTGCGACTACCCTAAATACTGAGTTTATTATTACCTTAGTAAGTGCAAACTCCTTTACGATTACCGCTGCGACTGCGGCTACGTCTTCGACTTCTGGCGGCGGTACTGGAATTACAGCCGCTTTTCAGATTAGTATAGGAAATGATAATGCTGCATACGGAAACGGTTGGGGTGCAGGCGTATGGAGTCGTGGAGCTTGGGGTTCTGGAAGTGCTACGCCAGTCGTTCTTTCTCAGCGGGATTGGTTTTTACAAAACTTTGACAATGATTTAGTTGCTAATATCCGTAATGGCGCTATCTATTACTGGCAATATTCGGGTGGTCCATCAACTAGAGCTACCCCACTGGCTACCACAACCATAGACGGTGTTGCTCCTGCTGATGTGCCTACGCAGGCAATGCAGGTTTTAGTATCTCAGAACGATAAACATCTTATTTGTTTTGGTGCTACTCCCTATGGGGGAGGAGCATTTGACCCCTTATTAATCCGCTGGGCTACTCAAGATCAGCCCAATGTTTGGACACCTTTAGTCACTAATTCTGCTGGATTCCTGCGAGTTTCCCGTGGCTCTGCGATTGTTTGTGCGGTTGCAACACGGCAGGAGATCCTTGTATTTACTGAGGGAACTCTAAGTTCTTTACAATTCTTAGGCACAACAGACGTGTTTGGTTTGCAAGAACTGTCTGACAACATATCAATTCTTAGCCCCCGTGCGGTTGCTACGGTAAATAACACGGCTTATTGGCTTGGACATGACAAGTTCTATGCATATGGCGGACGTGTAGAAACGCTTCCTTGTACCCTCCGTAATCACGTATTCCAGAACCTAAACTACGCTCAAGCCGACCAGATTGTGTGCGGGACTAACGAAGGCTGGAATGAAATTTGGTGGTTCTACCCTACGGCAGATAGTCAAGTTAATAACGCCTATGTGATATACAACCATTTAGAGAAGATTTGGTACTACGGCACGATAGACCGCACAGCGTGGTCAGACTCCTCACTAAGGGAATACCCTCAAGCTGTAACTGCGACTTACTTTACAGGTGCAGTATCAGGCACAACCTTAACGGTATCGTCTGTTTCTGCTGGCATTTTAGCGGTTGGCTCAGTTATTACTGGTACAGGAGTAGCCGTAGGCACAATCATCACTGCTTTAGGTACAGGATTAGGCGGCGCAGGAACGTATACAGTCAACATCTCACAACTCGTAGTCCAGACTAGCATGACAGGCGATAGCGTTATATATAACCACGAGCAGGGTTTAGACGACAATATTCTGCCAATGAACTCCTATATTGCGTCTTCGGACTTTGACCTAGTAGACGGCGATCAGTACATCCTAACCAAGCGGATAATCCCCGATTTAAATTTTGCTGGGTCTACGGCTACTGATCCTGAAGTCACTATGTTTATTAAGCCACGGAACTTTCCAGGCAACGCCTACTCTAATACCGAGACAGGCGCAGTGATTGAGACTTCTGTTGATATATATACCGACCAGATATTTATGCGGGCTAGGGCACGTCAGATGGCTGTTGAGATTGAATCCACCGATTTAGGGGTTCAGTGGCAGTTGGGTAGCCCTAGGCTTGACGGCAGACCAGACGGAAAACGCTAATGGGGATGCAACGATTCCGTGCGCCAGCTTTACCTTTGGCTACGCCTGAATATAACGAACAACAGTTAGCCCAATTAATTGGTGTTTTAAGGCTTTACTTTACCCAGTTAGATTCAAATGTGCCTTTACAGATGGATGGTTTACGGCTATTAAATTTACCAACATCAGGGTACAATTTGCCAGACGGCACTGTATTTCAGGTCGGGGAAGACTTAAAGATTGTCGTACCCAACGTTTCTTATTTATTTGGAGTATCTGCCACAGCTAGTGTGGGGACGGTAACGGTTACAACCGTGTAACAACGTAATAAAGTGCTATTTAATTTAGGTGAGGTGTGATATGGCTGGTGGCGGCGTAGGCGAGGCAATGTTAATCGGGGCGGCAGTGGGTGCTACTGCTGGCGGAGCTGGTGCTGCTATTCAAGGTGGTGATCCACTTCAAGGTGCCATTACTGGTGGCGTTTTAGGCGCTGCTGGAGGTGGTTTAGGCGCTGGTTTCGGTGCGGCTGGTGGGGCTAGTACTGGAGCTGCTGGGGGGGCTAGTACTGGAGCTGCTACTGGGGCTACTACTGTCGGCGCTGGAACAACCGCTGCTGGCACTACGGCGGGTCTTGGTGGTTCCGCAGGTACAGGGTTAACCTCTACTTTTACCCCCGCAACCGCTGCTAATCTTGGCGCAAATGTAAGTGGGGTTGGGGCTGGTTCTGGCACACTAGGTTCTAGTGGTTTTGGTTTAACCGCAAGTTCAGGGCTTCCTACCACTGCAAGTAGTATTTACGGTACTGGCGCTGGGGCTGGTGGGGTTGGTGGAATTGCTGCGCCTACAGCCACGACTGGTGGGGCTTCTGGTTTAGGCATTGCGCAAGGTTCGGCTTTACCTGCTGGGGGTTTTAGTGCTACAGGTACTATACCTACTACTACTGCTGGTCCTGGCAACTTTACGGGGTACGCACCTCAACTATCTAATAAAGCATTGGGTATAACTGCTGGTGGTAGCGCTTTAGCAGGTGCTATGGGGGCGGAACAAAATCAATTTGGCACTCCGCCAGAGGAAGAGTACAGCGGTCCTTTAAGCAAATTTAAATACGACCCAGATAAATTTACGGCTTCTGAACCTACCTATGCCCCTGGTAGTGTATACCGCCCGACTTATGCTGCTGAGGGGGGAATTATGCAAGCCTTTCAAGCAGATGGATCTGTTGATGATGAATCTGGAATGGACGAAGCCCGTGGAATAACGCAGGGTAACTTGCAAAAAGGATTGTTTGGTCGGGGTTATGCTCCTGGCGGCATGGTTGATCCGTCTATAGGTATGGCAGCACAGCAACAATCTAGCCAACAAAGCATGGGGTCACAAGGTATTGATAGCCTTATGGGTAACAAGAAACGCATGTTAACTAAGGAACAGATGGATGCTGTTGCTTTGCAGGGTATGTCTAAAGAGGCTATGCAAGATGTTTATGGGCAAATGGCTGCTCAAGGTTTAGCTAAAGGTGGTCAGTTGGGGGGATACTCAGATGGTGGCAGAATGCTTAAAGGTCCTGGTGACGGTATGTCTGATGATATTCCTGGCGTTATTGGTAACAAACAGCCTGCCAGATTGGCTGACGGGGAATTCGTGGTTCCTGCTGATGTGGTCTCACATTTAGGTAACGGTTCTACCGATGCTGGCGCTAAACAACTATACGCAATGATGAACCGAGTGCGTAAGGCTCGCACTGGTAATTCAAAGCAAGGCAAGCAAATTAAACCAGCTAAATACATGGTTGCTTAATGAAATTAACGGTTCAACCAGTAGGGGTGCAGTATGTCCATAAGATATGGCCTTTAGTAGAAGAACTGTTTGAAAAAGCAAATAAGTACGACACTGGGGACTACACCCTAGATCAGATTAAAGGTTTACTGGCTGCTGGTTCGTGGGTATTATTAGTAGCAACGGACGAAGAAAATACTATCCATGGGGCAGCATCCGTTAGTTTTTATAATATGCCTAATTATCGGGTTGGATTTATTACTGCAATGGCTGGTAAAGCAATTGTGACTGAAGATGTTTATGGGCAGGTTTGTAGCTTTATAAAGGCGAATGGGGCTACAAGAGTTCAGTGCGCTGCTAGAGAATCTGCAGCCAGACTGTATAAACAAGTTGGTATGATTGAGCGCCACATTATTATGGAAACGAAGCTATGAGCTTTTTAAAATCTAAACACAGCGGTTGGTTATCCGACGGTACACGTACTCCTTTTATGGGTGGCGGCGGCGGTGGTGGTCCCCCAGCTCCTACTCAAACAAACGTCCAAAACTCTAATGTGCCTGAGTATGCTCGCCCCTATGTTGAGACAATGCTCGGTTCTGCCCAGCAACAAATATATGACTATGACCCATCAGGTACTCCAACTGGGTTTAAACCCTATACCCCATATGGCGCCACAGTAGATGCCGCTGGCAACATTACTAATACAGCGCAAGAACAAGCTAATGCGGCAGTAGCCCCATTTAGCCCACTACAACGTCAAGCCCAAATTAATGCGGGTAGTGTTGGTATGCCTGGGCAGTTTAATTTAGGTACTGGGTATCAAGCCTTTGGCGGTGCAGGTGCTTTAAATGCTGGTCAAAATTACATGGGTATGGCTACTAACCCTTACGCACAACAAGCGTTTATGTCGCCTTATATGCAAAACGCAGTAGATGTGCAAAAGAATGAAGCGTTTCGTGATGCACAGATTCGTAATTTAGGTGCCAATCTGGGTTCGGCTCGGCAAGGTACATACGGGGGTGCTCGTCAGTTATTGTCAGAACAAGAAAGAAACCGCGGGTTACAGACTCAATTAGGTCAGATTCAAGCTACTGGCACACAAAAAGCCTTTGAAGCCGCACAACAAGCCCAACAGTTTGGTGCTAACTTAGGTTTACAGGGTTATGGACAAGCCGTTGGTGCAGGTACTGCACTAGGTCAGATGGGCGGACAGCAGCTTGCAGCACAGAGAGGTATTATTGATTTGCAGTCTCAAATAGGTGGGCAGCAACAAGCCCTTGAACAGCAAAAAATTAATCAGGCTGTTCAGAATTATGCTGTACAGCAACAATACCCAATGCAGCAACTGGCTGCTATGTCGGGTTTACTCCGTGGTTTACCGTTGCAATCGGTTACTACACAGTCTTATCAAGCTGCCCCTTCAGCGATTTCACAAATTAGTGGTCTTGGTTTAACTGGCGCTGCAGCATATGGTCTGACGAAAAAAGAAGGCGGCATCATTAAGTCTTACGCCGAGGGCGGTTCGGTTGAGGGTACAGAAAACTTTTCAAGCGGTGGTATTTCTCGTGATGTGCTGTTAAATCCTGATAAGTATTCTGCAAAAACTATCGACCGTAGTACTAAGAACGGAGTCATCAATGACATCGTAGGTCTTGCTGCATTGCAACAGAAGAACCAAGAAGCTAAAGAACGTCAAGCTCAGATGGCGATGGCACAGGGTACACCCCCTACGGTTAAGGATCAGATCATAGCCGAAGCCCAGCAGCTCCAAGGTATTGATACCGCACAAAGTAATTTGCCCACTGAATACGCTGGTGGCGGTATTGTTGCGTTTAGTGGTGAGGAAGGTAGCGAAGTAAAAGAACCTAAAGGTTACTTTGAAAGAATGAGAGAAAGATTTGGTAGGGCTAGAGAAAGCACTACAACGATTCCCGATATGCCAACTTTCATGGGCATCCCGTTGTTTGGTTCTGCTGACGCTAACGTAGACCGCAAGGTTCCTCTTATTGAACAAGGTGCTCCCGCTATTCCAGCCGCAGCGCCCGCTAAACCCGATACAGGTATTAAGATTCTTCCCAATGAGCCTAAAGCTAAGCCATCAATAATGAATGAGCCAGCGCCTGCTAAAGATACTGGTATGAGTGGTATTGACGACCTGATTCGTCAATCTATTGGCGATATAAGAACAAGTGGCGAAGCATCTAAAGATGCACGTAAAGAAGCTAAGCTCATGGCTATGCTCCAAGCGGGTCTTGGTATTATGGGTGGCACATCACCGTATGCTGCGGCTAACTTCAAAGGCGCTATGCCTGCTATCCAAGGATACCAAGAAGAAATGCGTGGCATTCGTGGTGACGAGGCTAAACAGATTGCTCAAATCGCTGCACTTAACCTTAAAGGTGCTGAGCTTAAACAAGAGCTCAAGAAGTTGGGTATCTCCGAGAAGTTATATAACGCACAGGCTGATTACTACAGGGCTCGTGCTAGGGCTCCGATGGGTACGGCTGGTCTTGGTGGGGCGGTTACGCCTGAAGTTTCCCGTAAAGTCGTGCAGGAATACAGAGGCTATGCAGCTAATCCAACTCAGGCACCATTCTTCTCGTCTTTACCAAAAGATGTTCAGACGGGATTAACTAAGTACAAGCCTGGCACAGAGTCGTACAATCGTTCTATGGAAATATTTAGACAATTTTCTAATAAAGAAATGATGAACGAACTAAATTTCTACGGGTCACTGAATAGAAAATCAGCCGCTGCAACAGCAGACGACCTTCCATAATAAGGAGTAGTTATGCCACGGGTAGAAATTCCTGGAGTAGGTATTGTCCAGTTTCCTGACAATATGCCGCAAGATCAAATTATGGCTCGGGCGGAAGCTATGCAGAACCAAGCTAAACAGCCTTTGCTTGATCCTCGTGAACTAGGTATTGGGCAGCTTGTTAGTGGTGGTTTTAGCCGTGGTATAGAAGGTTTAAAAGGTACAGCCTTCGACCTTATCCCAGCATTGGGCGCATCTATTATTGGTAAAGACGCTTACGCTAAAGAGCAGCTTAAAGAATACAAAGACCGCATGGCGGCACAGGAAGAACTTACTCCTACAGCGTTTAAGTCGTATAAAGATATTGGCGGTGTAGGCGATGCCTTTAGTTTTGGTGCAGAAACACTGGGTGAAATTGGTCCAGATATTATTTCATTTTTATTAGGTGCTGGAGCTGGTACTGTCGCAGGTAAGGCGATTGCTAAGAAAAGCCTAGAGAAAGCCGTTACCGCTCAAGCTGCCGAGACTGCAGCTAAACAAGGATTAACCAAAGAAGCAGCGGGTGAATTAAAAGATAGGCTATCTGCCCGTGCTGTTCAAGGTGCTGTAGGTCAAAAAGCTACTGAGATTGGTGCTAACGTTGGTTTACAAACAGGTTTATGGGGTACATCATTAGGTACAAACATTCCTGATGTATTTAATAGCGTATATGAAAACACAGGCGAATTAGCCCCAGGAATAGCACTAACAATTGGTTCGCTGGTCGGTGCTTTAGATACCTATTTACCTAGTAAGATCCTAAAGCAGCTTGGCCCTAAAGGCAAAGAACGTATTGCTGCTGAGATGTTAAACAAGTCTGAGCTTGTTCCAGTTAACTTTAAACGCGCTTTTGTTGGGCAGGTACTTGGTACTGCGGGTGGTGAAGCACTGACTGAAGCCGCTCAAGAAGCCTTGACTTTAGTTGGTTCGCAAATTGCTGGTGATAAAGACCCCTTCTTTTCCCAAGAGAACATTGACAACATCATTACCGCATCCCTTAAGGGCTTTATCGGTGGTGGTACGATCGGTGCCCCTGGTGGTGCATTAGAAGCTAAACGCATGAAAGACGAGCGTGGTCGTCAAATAGCCGTTCGAGATGCCTTACTCCAACAACAGCAAGAAGCACAAGCTGCCGCTGAAGCGCAAGCTGCTACACCTCGTTTAGGTTACACACCACAAGCTATGCAGGTAACGCCAGAGGGTCAAGCCATGACCCCAGAGCAAGCGGAAATACTTCGGGCACAGCAAGAACAGGCGGCTTTTGAAGAACGTGCGGGTACCCAGCCAGTAGAAGGTTATCAGCCTGATCTGTTCCCAGACGAGCTTCAGCGTGCTCAAGCACAAGAATCGGTACAAGGATTACCCCCCACAGTTGACCAAGCACTAGCTGGTCCTCCCGTAGCACCAGCCGAGTTCAGCACCGTCTTAGATGCTAATGTATTAAAAAGAACTGGTCTCAAGCCGCAGTCTGGTTTTTACAAAAAACTTCTTGGTAAAGATATGGCTGACCCAGCCCAGCAACAAGAAGTTGCACGGGTATTGGCAGAAATTCGCACTAATCCTAATTTATCGGATTCGACCAAAGAAGCTACCGAACGTGTAGCTATGCAAGCGTTTAACGCTTTAGCTACGCAGACCGAAATGGTTGGTCCCCGTGGTGGTATTTTAAGAGAGGTAAGTTATGGAAGAAATCAACCTAGACCATCTGTCAGTGAAGCAGATCGAGAGAGCGTTCAAGTACCTGACGAATCCGTACGAGAGGAACCTACCGCAGGAGTTGGAGAACCTGGACAAGAAGGAGTGGTACCAACTGGAGTGCCTCCTAGTGAGCTTAGAGACGGAGAAGCAGTTCAGCCAAGTACATTAAAACCAGCTACCGTTGTTAATACTGCGCAAGAAGTTAGATTTGGAGATAGCGGATCTAAAGGGGCTCTGTTTACTTTAGATAACGGTAAGACTGTAGAAATTACGCAATATAGCCCTAATGAATGGATTGGTCCTAATGGTGAGGATTTAGGCGCTACTTTAGAAGAAGCTGCAGCAACCGTAATAGCAAGAGAGACTACAGATCCTATACCAGCGATGGATGAAAATCGCCGTGTAGAGTTAGTAAAAGCATTGAAAGAAAAAGCTACGCAGCGTAAAGAACGGGAAGAACGTAGAAAAAATAAAGTTGTTGATTTGGCTGACGAAAGAAAGGCTAAAATTGAAGAAGAAGAAAATCGCCTTGATGATGAAGACGATGCTTTGGAAGCTGCGGAACAAGCTGCGCTTCAAGCTGAACTCAAAACCGAAATGGGCAGTGAATCTGCGCCAGTGGTGGAAAAAGGAAAGACTAAACCTGCTCTTAAACTTATTAAAGGAGCTGGCAAAGGAGCTACTGAAGCAGTACCTACTGCGCTTACTGAGCCTTTTACTGAAGTCGCCGTTACCAAAAAACCTAAAGCAAAGGCTGCTCCTAAAGCTGCTAAGCCTGTAAAAGAGAAAGCCCCCGAGGGAACTGCAGAGTTCCAAGAGCTGGGTCGCCCAAGCAAAACCGACTTCAATAGCTTTATTAGCCGTGGCTACATGGGCTTTGCTAAAGATGATGTTACCGATATTGACGACAATATTAAGGTTACAAACCTATTAAACAATCGTGGGATGCTTAACGCAAGCACCACAGCCGCTAAGGTGTACTTTAGCAAGATGCCTCGTATTGTAGATAACCTTTTAAATATTGCATATGACTTGGCATTCAACACCAAGCAGTTCCGCACCGAAGGCGAGTCTACTTCTGAGGCACAATTCTTTAACGGCATGAATGGTAAAAATGCCCGCCTTGCTGCAGACTGGGTAGAAAAAAACCTGTCTAAAGAAACAGATAAAAAGTTTCGTGATTTTGTACGAGGCTTTGAGCGTGCTCGTGATGCGTATAGCGACAAGCAGTTAATGGCTCTTATTATGAATGGCTTGACTGGCACTAAAGATAAAGCCATGGACGAGACTATTCAGGATTACATCGATGCTCAGATGGAAGATTTGGCTAGGGCTAGAAACCGTGCAGAACGTCGTGCTGCTA